GGGAGACACAGGAGTAACTTTTACCTGCAAACCATTGACCTTCAAAGGCATCTGTATCAAACCTTTTTCGTCCATGATATGTAGTGTTTTAGATACTATAGGGACCATCGTCTCTGTTATAAGTCTACCAAAAGCAGCTCCCATATTTTGGGCTAATTCTTTCATTCTTTCTACGATCTCTGTTGCTGACCTAGCTGACATATTGTCAGGTGGCAATGTATCATCTAACATTGTTTTTTTAATATTCATTCTAAGGTCATTAATAACAATTTGAGACACGTTGAAGTCTCCAGACCTTGGTAAAGGAGCAAGCGAAGCACCCTGTGGGCCGCCGTTTCTTGCTACAGGTATGATTGATCCTGGTGATATTCTAATGTTCGATGGATTTATTACGCCATCATCTGCTGCTGTATAAACGCCAGCGCAAGCAATAGATGCATTTTTAAGCAATAGCTCTAATGTTTTGTTAAGTGTTTTGATATCAGGTAACGCAGAAACTAGAGGGCCTCTGCCAAATACTTCACCTGGCAGCTTCATGTATCTTGCAACGATCCATGGTGACTGCTTCATTCTTCTAAAAACTAGTTCTTCGGCAGTTTTTTCATAGATGACATGATAACAATAATCGCCTCTGTCTGTGTCAACAATAACAGATTCTAAAAGTTCAACCATCTCAGACGGCTTGTTTTCTATAATCTTTTGTATGCTGCCTGGTATTTCCGCATCTGGGAATGTTCTTGATATTGCCTCTGCTCTAATTTTGTATTTTCTATAGACGTTATCTACTGTGCCATATGGGCCTTCTTCTAGTGCTAACAAATATTGGGGAACAGGTGTAAACCTTATAGGCGTAGTATCGTCTCCTGGTTGTATCAACATTGCTGCTGTGCCAACAGACAGATCAAGTAAAAACTCTCCCATTGCTAAATCGAAGTTGCTTTGTCTTAAAATGCTAAACATTTTTTCGCTATACAAATCTAAAGCTTGTTGTGTGTTAACACGAAACTTTTCTGGTATTTCGTTTCCTGGCTCTAACCTACACCATTTTTTTACAGGTGGGAAAAGGCCTGACTGTATTCTATTGGCAAATCTTTGTGTGGAGTGAATCGCTGTAGAATCGAACACCATGTTCATTTTATCCTGGCCAGGCACATTTCCTTCGTAATATCCTTCGTATAGATTTCTTTGTGGAAGGGCGTACCTATAGCAGTCCTCGTATATTGTTCTCCACAAGTCTTTTCTTGCAAAAGCTTTTTTTGCTCTATCTAGCGCTTGTCTTGGAGTTAGCTGTTTCATGTTTTTTTATGCCTGTCTGCAAAGTTCTTAGCACTTTCTTTACTACGAAAACCCCATGCTTTCAATGCTAATAGTAGCCTAGTTGGCTCGCCCTTGCTATCTCTTTCTTTTCCAGCCATACCGCCGAAACGTGCAGCAAAAGAAACCCTTCTAGGGTTCGTGCCTGTTTTAACAGGCGATTTTAAATTAGATCCTTCTGTTTTTTTAAAATGATCTCTACCAGCCTGATTCAGACCTCCTTTAGGGTTTTGAAACTTCTTAGCTACCACTATGCTTTATTCTTTTTTGCAGCAGCTATGACATCACCCCTAGTTATTTTATTGGGATCTCCGTACATAGAAGCTAAGTTAGAATCACTTTTTTTTTTAGTCTTTTTCTTTTTTTTCATTTTATACATATAGCCTGGCATATTACCTCCTATCCTTTTCTTGTTAAGTCTTTGTCTGCTTTTCTGGCCCCGCCCTTACCTGTAACGAAACTTCTAACCCTACCCATAGCCCAAGCATGTGCAGATACATTACGAGAACCGCTAGAGTAATAAGCCCCTAGTCCTCGTTTGTAAACTTTGTTAAGGGTTGATGTACTAAATTTACTTGTATAACTACTTGGAAACTTAGGCATTAGCTCTCCGTTTTGATATATCGTCCATCATGGCCGCAGTTAATAATCCTTTTTTATATAATCTTCTTGTTCTTAAAATCTCTGATTCTTTGGCCTTGGGATTCTTAGCACCAGCTAAGTATTTCAAAGGCACGCCCTTATCAGTCTTAGCCACTTTCTTAAATTTCCTTCTCACTAGCTAGGTTTTCTGTGTCTTGGGTTTCTAATATATTTTTGTTCGTGATGATCCATTGTTTATCCGAGTGTGCTGTTTCTATCTCTAGGGTTTCTTATAGGAGAATAATCAGCTCCAGATGCAGCAATATTGCCTGGCCCTGATATTAGCGATCTTGATGTTGTTCTACGAGAACGCCTGTTTATATTTCTAGTAACCGTTTTTTTATCAGCTCCAGTTTTTTTAGCAACGTCTGATTTAGCAGCAATTTCGTCTCTTGTATCTGCTGATCGTGCAGGAGCGCTGCCACCACTTATTCCGCTACCGCCGACCGCTCTTATGGGAACGTTTACGACTCTCCTTATAATATTTGATACTGATCCTCCCATTAGGTTATCCTCCTTTCATCTTCATACGGGTTTCTTATTGATTCGTTGCCAGCTAAGTTTGTGCCTACTCCAAGAGCTGGAGCCTTTCTATCTTGTGAGTATAAAAGCCTAGCGCTTTTTCTTCTAGCTCTAGAGCTTGCTGACGTTTTTCTTAATTCTTTTTTTTCTCTATCGTCAGCTCTTCTCTCCCTTTCATCAAGGGCAGCGTCTGTTGCCGCCATCTGAGGAGGCGGAGTGTATTTCGGTGTTTTAAAAAGTCCCGACATATTACCTCGCAAATATTCTACTATACATTATCATATCTTTTTTATCGTATGTATAGCTTTTTAAAAGGCCTTCTTTTTGAAACTTCATAGCTCTTATCCACTTTAGTGCAACAAAATTTGCAGCATCTACTGTTACATGTATCCTGTGTAAATCTAACTCTTTTGCAATCTCTTCCATAAAATTTAAAGATCCTTTGTGAAAAGGAATCCTCCATTGTTTTATTTTATTGACATCTGGAAGCAACCAACACTCAGCTACATGGGGCCATTGCTCTACAACACCAAAACAAACGATTGGCTCACCGTTATCAAGAATTGTAAAAGCTGCGCCTTGGTTTCTTGCACATTCTAAATATTCTTTGTAGTGTGGGATTTCTTGTAGGCTTCGTCTATCCATGTCGCCAAGCTCCATCATGTTAAGAAAAAAACCTTCAAAGTTAACAGCTGTCAACCCCTTTACGTTTTGGATTCCTAAAACTTCTACAAGTCTGTCGAGGTTCATGCAAAAATATCGAAGTCTGTATTGGCAACAGATTGTTTAAACTTAGGATTATGACCTCTGGTCAACGCTTTGTGTTCACCGCCTCCAAGCATAAGATACATAAAAGCATCGCCTATGTGAGAGTGTTCGTTTTTGTTAGGACTGTCTTTGTATCTTTCTCCACCTGATATCTGTATTCTCCTGAAATGATATCCTCCAGCTAGTGATTTTCTTAGTCTTTTACATTTCTTGTCAACCAAAAGACCTGGCTTGCCTTGTATCAATCTGTTCATAGGCATAGCACCCGCCTCTCTTCTAACTCTAAAATCGTTGGTTGCGGTTGGCCTTGCTGATAAACCAATAGATCTTAGATGATCAAATGCTGTAACTTCATAGATTTCATCTCTTTTTTGACCTGCTGGATCGCCCCATATCATGACATCATACTTGGGAAACTTTTGTGCTAACTCTGTTTTGAGCAAGGTCCCAAACCTTTCTAAACCCATATCGAATGTAACGAGTTCATCATATACAACCCATCTGCCATTTGACAGTCTTTGACCAAATACAGCTGCTGGTGTCAAACCAAAGTCAACGCCTACTTGTATAGGGTATTGTGGATCAGGCTCTAAACTTTCTTGAGCCATTATATTATCATCATATTCGTGAATTACTGGTTTCCCTTCTTGTACATAGGTGTACAAACCCTGTGCATAGCAACGAATCCAGTCAATATTTTTACCAAGAAGTGTTTGTTCGTAGTATCCGTTGGGAAGATTGACTCTATTTTCTGTGTTTGGGTTAACCATCCACCACTTGTTAGCGCTAAATACAAACCCGTTTGCTTCTGGGTTTTCTGGCAAATCATCTTTTTTATACTCTTCAACAGCGCCAGGTTGTTTAAAAAACTTCCAAGCATAGCGCCCTCTCATCTTTTCTTTTTCTGCTAGTCTATACCACCAATGATCGTCGTCCATAGGGTTTGTGTCCATAATGATCCCACGCCATGGTTTTGCCCCTCCATCGGATAGTGTGGGGTATCTGCCTACCCTGTGCGTCAAACCGTCTATAACGGCCTTAGGAAGCTCTCTAGCCTCGTTTACCCAGGCACCTGTCAATTCCATTGATAAAAGTTTTCTAACGTCTTTTGGCTGGTCTAGGGCTAAAAATATAACCTCGCAGTCAATTCCAGGCGCTCCGTCTCTAGATGGTAGTTTGATGTGGTGTGTTAGAGGCGGAGACCACCTGAAAGCGCCCCAAATATTTTCAGGGAATAGTTCTTGCCAAGTCTTAATGGTCGTTGTTCTAAGCTCTGGATATGAGTTTCTGACAACAACAAACCTACTGTATTTGATTCCGTCTCTAGGGCTAGCTACTTGTGATACCGCTTTGAGCATAATCTCTGCTGCACAAGCATAAGACTTGCCAGATCCTACAGGCCCCATAATACCTCTTACAAAAGACTTATCTTGCAGAAACTTCCAAACCATAGGGGATTGTGAGAAGTTAAGTTTAAGATTGGTTATAGCATCATTCATAATTTTTTAATGTTTCAAACAAGCTTTCTATCCTTGTTTTATCAATTGTACCTTGCCCTGATATTATTCTTCGGTATTTTTGTAATGGGAATCCTGTTACTCTTGCCCCATCTTTGTCTGGAATTCCAATGTTTAGAATTAATTTTAACGCTTTAGCCTGTTCGTCAGCTGTCAGCTTTCTCGTCCATTTGTCTTCCATCTGGCCCCTGCATTACGATACCGACAACACTTGGTTTGTCCATATCTTCTTGTTGTTCTAATAATCCTGATGCTTTAGCAAGTATTCTAAGTACTGCTACCTTGTCATGCAGTTCAACCTCCATTTGAGGCCCCGCTGATGTTTGTACCAATTTTATTTTTTTTATAGCCTTAATGGCTGCTTCTGGAATATCTTTCGGATCTTTTACCGTCATTGTGCCTAATTCTGTCCAATGCACGATGTCTGTTATATTGGCCCTTGCAACATCCAATAGTTCTTGAGCCACCCCGTCTTTGTTTTGTTCTATAATCTCAGATTTCTGAATCCTACGCTGGACAACCCTTACTCCGCCAAATCTATCTAGCGGAGGCTTGGTTATCTTCTTTTTAGCTGTAGTTTTTTTCATTCAAAAGGATTACCGCTGTTTTCATCTTCGTTGTTAAATACACGCATAAAAGCTATTTGATCGCCCTTATTGTATTTTGCTTCCTCTGATCTTTGGTAAAGCTTGATGTCTGATGCTCCTGGAACAGGAATTGCGCAGTCTTTTTCTTTATTCCAGTCTGAACCAGGCCATATTTCTATTACTAGCTCAGTTCCTTTGGCAATATTGAGATCTTTCATGATTCTAAACTGCCTATTACTAAATTTTGGACCTGCCATGTTTTATACCTCTTAGTTTATTTCCTGACTCTAGTATACCAGTTCATGAAAAAATGACCAAAAAATTGTGTAAAAGGCCCCTATATATATACCGCAGGGGGAGGGGGAAGGGGTGTCTTTTTTAAAATAAGTATTTCCGCAATCCCCAGGCGTGTATAAACTGCATACGAACCTTAACGCTTTATACGCTTGAGTCCCCTGCCTAGCTTTTTAAGCATAGCTTCTGCCCTTTGTGCCTTGTCGTTCTTGTTCTGTTTGAACAATGCATCCTTGAAGAACACCACAGACTTAGGGCTGTCTAGGTTATTGTTACGTCTCCATATCATTACATGCTTCATTCTCTTTACAGCATACTCAGGATCAAGGCCTTGCTCCAACCATCCTGCAACAATCTTGATATGTTTCTCATCGTACACACGTACTTGTCCGTATATCTCTTCAGACAAACGTACGAATTTATTTAAAAGGTTTCGCCCTATAGTATATATATCATTGTTAGTTATGTTGTTATGTATGTACTCTGGGTGCATATCTGAATATGCATTAGGATGCATAACTTCCTTATTCTCAATAGGTTTATTACTCTGTTTGGTTGGTGTCTTCTTTACCTTTGCTTTTGAATCATTGAGTGGGCCAGATGGAATCTCAGGCTTCTCCTCAAAGGATCTGTCTTGTACTGTAGCAATTGCTGCTGCATCTGCCTCTACAATCTCAGGATCAAACACCATGAAGTATTTATTGCCCTTCAGTCCTGGATGTTTCTTGGCGTATCTTATGTAATCCCATTGGATCAATCGCTTGATATGTCTAGATACAGTTGATTGACATAAGTGTAAGTCTCTAGCTATGGTGGATTGATTGGGCCAGCAAACGCCTTGCCTTGATGTGTAGTTCCCAAGTGCTGCCAATACTCTAAATACAGAGGGATGGTCCTTGAATCGTGGATCTACTATTGCTCTTTGTGGTAGTACACAGAAATGACCAGGTGTCTTGCCCTTGCCGTAGTCTACCTTGTTATCGTCTTTCATTTTATTTCTTATGCATTTTTTCTGCCTGTAATATGGCTAATCCTATTTGATAAGCAATCTGTGGCACAATCGCATTACCTAATCCCTTAAGTCTGTCCACTTTATCGGAAACCCCATAAGCCACTCTACCCACTCGGGGTTCAGATGACCACCACGAGGTTTGTCTCTGTATGCCACTTCTGTCTCTAAACACTTCTTGTGGTGTAGTTTCTCCATGTTCTCTGTTAGTTTGAAGTGCATCCCTTTCGCTGATTTTGGAGTCGGCCACATTGCAACTCTCTCCTCTAGTTTTGCTCCTAAGAACCCTCTTTTGTCTACTCTTTTCTTTACTGTCTCTGTTTTTTCTGACATCGCTGCTGAACCTCTCGGAGTTGGCCACATCTTTACTGGATTTTCTGACTGAGCATCCTTGACTGCTGTTATCAAATTTATCTGATGTTTCTTCGTTCTTAAATTGTCTTGGCTTCTTGGTCCTCTCTGAGCATCCCATGCGTTTGGAGTCGGCCACATCTGTTGTGGTTTCGGATAAATTACTTGCTCCCTGAGTGTTGAGTGTTCTGTTTTGCCCTTTCCTGCTCGTTTCTCGTAAGTTGGACTGATTCCTGATGCTGTCGGAGTGTGCCACAATCCAGACTCTATATCTTTGATGCGGGGCATTGACTGCTGAAGCTGGAATAATAAACGGCTGCACTTCGAATCCTTCGCTTTCCAAGTCAGTACACACTTGTTCGAATACCAGGCCGTCTTGGATTGAAGTAAGATTTCTGACATTTTCGCCAATAACCCATCTTGGTTTCGATGCTTTGATGACTCGTAACATTTCTGGCCAGAGGTGGCGATCATCTCTTGTACCTTTTCTTTTACCTGCGACTGAGAAAGGTTGGCATGGGAATCCTCCCACAACGACATCTGCTCTTTGTCCTTCATATTCTCTTATATCTCCTGCAATGGGAACTTCTGGGAAGTTCTTTGCTAATATTTTTTGACACCATGGCTCATTTTCGACGAATTGTACTGTTTCAAAACCGCCAGTTGACTCAAGACCTAAAGAAAATCCGCCAATACCGCTGAATAAATCGATTGTTTTCATAATTTTATTTCGCATAGCTTTACTTATGCATTATTGATGCATAACTACATGTTGACAATATCAAATGACTTATGTAATATCAATGGTGAACGGGTGTTATCTGTTCAATGAAATAAAATAGGAGAAACAAGATGAAGAGAGAAGACGCACAATATCCAATGAACGTTCATGGAGAGATCATGAAAGATTGGAAAACAACAATAGGATCACTTTACGATCCACACAATGTTTCACGTGAAACAATCAATGAGTTGCTTGAGGAAAGGAATAGATTAACTTTTGCATACACTCAAAGTAAGAGAAATAAAACAAGGTTAGGCAATATCAACAAACAGATCTATCAAATAGATTTAGCTTTGGCTGATTTCGGCTATGAAGAGAAAGCTCACGGCTTTATTGACTAGAGGTACACCATGCATCAAGTAAAAGTAAATAAGTATTACCACGGTATGTTGTCTGTAAGAGACTATGACTGTGAGAAGGCCATGAAGATGGGCGGACTACAGATCATACACAAAGGTAAGGTTGTATTGGAGGTTGGCCCAGCATCGCTGGGTTCAGCCCTGATCAACAATAAAAACAAACCAACAAAATCTAAGTTTCCGCCGTACAAAACGTACAGATTGGTTGACTTTAGATTTACACAGAAACAAGAAGCTGGAGAACAGCAGGAGTTATTATGACAGAGTCAGAAGCATACGAGGCATTACATCTGCTAAACACAGGTATGTGGCTACAGCTTGAAGGATCGACAGGTAGATACATTGCAAGTCTCAAAGAGGCTGGTCTATTTGTTATAGATGAAGAGGCAACAAGCGAGCAAGGCGCTACTGTGTTTAAGGATGGATACGGTAGAAGCTGCGCACAACCAAAGTATAAGATTAACAATGATGTTTTAGTTGACATGCGTACACCTAGCATGTAATACTGGAACAGCATTGAATGGGTAGACAGGTTCTTAATGGCAGTTTCCTGTCTACCTTCAACAAAAGGAAATAAAATAATGAAACAAATAATAGCATTAGTAAGAGTCAGTACAGACAAACAAGACGTAGCTAACCAAAGGTTTGCTATACAACAAAAATACAAAGATCATGACATTCTCTGGTTTGAGGAAGAGGGTATCTCTGGAGCTACAAGATTCAGGAACAGGCCCGTGTTGCTTGATGCAATCAAGACAGCAAAAAGACTCAAAGCACCGTTTGTTGTGTATTCATCTAGCCGTATTGGCCGTACTTATGAGGTTGGCCAGTTTCTAGAAGACAATCAGTCCATGAAAATAGACATGCTTGACAGCCCAGATCTTGATCAAAAGCTTGCAGGTTTCAAAATTGCTATGGACAGAATGGAAAGGTTGCAGATATCAGAGCGCACTAAGGCTGCATTAGCCCGTATAAAGGCTGAGAACAACAAAAAGCTAGGCAACCCTACTAATTTACCATTGGCAGGTAAAAACGGCCGTAAAAAGCAAATACAGAACGCTGATGGGTTTGCTAAAGATATGCTATGCATTATCCAAGGCATCAAACAGGCGGGCATCGTAT